GTTGGTGGTGCAAAGAAGAGTGTACATCAACAAGGTCTTGCGTGTGATGTATTAATGAACAATACTACAAAAGAACAAAGACTTGACTTTATTAGAAAGGCAGGAGCTGCTGGTATCAAAGGTCTAGGATTATATTTTAGTTCTAGTAGTGGTGCAAACTTTATACATTGTGACTTAGGTAACACCAGACAATGGGGGCCTTCTGGTTCTAGAAAATCTCAATACGGATGGGCGAAACCAACACTCAAAGCATCTGGTTGGTTCGTATAAATAAACGTAGGAGTGTGTCATGGAAGTTATTTGGACTTTATTATTAACTGCGTGTTTTACAGACACAGATTGTAGATATCAGAACGTACAATTTTTTGATAATAAACAAGAGTGTGTTGTTCTGAAAACAGAATTAGAAGTTATGAAGGATGGACACTGGAAGACTGTAGAATATCAGTGTAAACCTTTAGGGAGTTTAGAGGCATAATGGCAGTACAACCAGCATATAGAGATGCAGAAAGAACAAACGACTCACCTCGTTCTGCACGAATTTACAAAGATTTGAATCTTAACTTTGGTAGACATCCAGTTACCAAACAAGTTCAAACTTTGACAGATGCAGCTGCTGTTAAGAGAAGTGTGCGTAACTTAGTTCAAATGGGTGAATATGAAAAACCTTTTCATCCAGAAATTGCATCTGGTGTTCGTGATATGTTATTTGAGAATATGACTCCATTTACTGCTCATGCATTACAAACAAAGATAACAGATGTAATAACAAACTTTGAACCTAGAGCACTACTTACTTCAGTAGAGGTTGTACCAAGGTTTGATGAAAATCAATATGAAGTTGTTGTAGAATTTTATATTCAAAACGCACCAGCAGAACTTATTGATTTATCATTTACACTAGAGAGATTACGATAATGGCAAGTACAGAAAAAAGATTAGATGTAACAGATTTAGATTTTGATGATATCAAAGGTAATCTAAAAACATTTTTGCGTAACCAATCAGACTTTACTGATTATGATTTTGAAGGTTCTGGTATGAGTGCGTTGTTAGATGTTCTTGCATACAATACACATTACCTTGCAATGAATATGAACATGGTTGCAAATGAATCATTTCTAGATACTGCGTCTGTTCGTTCTTCTGTAGTTTCTCACGCAAAGACATTAGGTTATATTCCTAACTCACCAAGAGCTCCTATTGCAAATGTAAATGTAACTTTAAATAATATTGGTTCATTGACCAACGCAACTATTCCAGTGGGAACAATCTTTACCACAGTTATTGATAGTGTCAATTATCAGTTCGTAACTGTTTCAGAACATACTGCACAAACAGTGAATGGTGTTTTAACTTTTTCTAATATTCCGATTTATGAAGGAACATATGTAACCAATCGTTATACAGTTGATACAAATAATGTAGACCAAAAGTTTTATGTAAATGATGAGAATGGAGATACAACAACTTTGATTGTTGATGTGTTTGATAATGCATCATCTACAGTATCTACAACATTTACTCAAGCATTAGATACTACTCAAGTAAAAACAGATTCAAATGTTTACTTTCTTCAAGAAAGTGTAGATGGTAAATTTGAGGTTTACTTTGGTGATGGTATCACTGGTAAAGCATTATCGGATGGGAACATTGTTCGTCTAAGATATGTTGTCACTAATAAAACAAAAGCAAATGGTGCAAGTTCTTTTTCAACTTCTGCAACCATATCTACTATAACTGATATTACAACTGCAACTGTTTCAAATGCATCTGGTGGTGCAGAAAGAGAAAGTATCCAATCAATTAAATTTAATGCACCTCTTGATTATGCATCTCAAGGTCGTGCAGTTACAGTCAATGATTTCAAATCAATTGTTCCTAAAGTATATGCAAATGCAAAATCAGTTCAAGTGTATGGTGGTGAAGATAATGATGTTCCAGTTTATGGAAGAGTTTATATTTCTATTGTTCCAACAACTGGTTCTATTACTGCGTCTGCAAAAAATCAAATCGTTAATGATTTAAAAGAAACTTATAGTATCGCATCTGTCACACCAACTATTATTGACCCAGAGTATACAAAGTTAAGACTTGGTATTACGTTTACTTACAATTCAAAGAATACTGTTAAGGCAAAAGAAACTCTAGAATCAAATGTTCTCACAACAGTCACAAACTTTAATACAAACAATCTTACAAACTTTGATAGTGCGTTTAGACATTCTGCATTTACAAGATTGATTGATGAAACTGATGACGCAATTACTTCTAATATTACAACCGTTAAGTTAAGTAAAGAATTTACTCCAACTTTAAACACTGGAACAAAATATACAATTCCATTTAGTAACGCATTATATAATCCACACTCTGGACATGATGCTGAATCTGGTGGAATACTTTCATCTTCTGGTTTTAAAATTTCTGGTAATACAAACGAGATGTTTTTAAATGATGATGGTAAGGGTAATGTAAGAATGTACTATGTTGCAGATGGTACAACGAATACCTATGAAGATAATACTGCTGGAACTATTGATTATACAAACGGTCAAGTTGTATTAACATCACTTAACATTACTGAAGTTTCTAATGTGGATGGTGCAGCTTCAACAAAGATTAGATTAATAGTAACTCCAGAGTCAAATGATATTATCGCAGTGCGAAATCAAGTTCTAGAAATAGATTTAAACAATACAACAATTAATGCAAGTGTAGATACAATTGCAACTGGTAGTGCAAGTGCTGGTGTAGGTGTTGCAACCACAAGTTCGTATAGTGGTTCATCTTCTTCTGCATCAACTTCTTCAACCAGTTCAACGAGTTCAAGTTCGTCAAGTAGTTCTAGTGGATACTAGTTATGGCCAATAATGATAATGTTTTAAATAACAAAGTATCAAATCATATCCAACATCAACTGCCAGAATTTATTCAGGCAGACCACCCAGTTTTTTCTAAGTTTGTAAAATTCTATTATCAGTTTTTAGAAAGTGCAGAGATTACTTTTAGTGAAGTTAATAATTATGTGAGAGAAGAGACTACCTCTGTAAATTTTATTTTAGATGAAGATGGTGACCAGATTGTTCTAGAGGATTCTAATGTTAAGTTTGATGTTGGGGAAGTTATTACTGGACAAACCTCTGGTGCTACTGCAACAGTTTTGGTGGATGATGTAGATGATAATAAAAGATTATTTGTAACATCTCAAACTCGTTTTATTGTAGGAGAGATAGTTAGTGGTGCGACATCAAATGCGTCAGGCACTTTGCAAACATATAGACCCAATCCAGTTTCTAGTATTCAACAACTTTTAAATTATACAAATGTTGATGCAACTCTTTATAACTTCTTAGATAAATTTAGAGATTCTTTTCTTGAAGGTATTGTAGATAATGTTGATGCTGGAGTAGATAAAAGAAAACTCGTAAAAAATATTCGTGACCTCTATCTTGCAAAAGGAACAAAGAAAGGTCATGAATTATTTTTCAGACTTCTTCTAAACCAAGAACCAAGAATATCATTTCCTACTGATAATATGATTCGTGTGTCAGACGGTAAGTGGACTACACGAAATATCATGAGAGTTAATTTGGTTAATGGTGTTCCCTCTGAACTTATTGGTCAAACTGTATCTGGTGATACTTCTGGTGCAACTGCAATCGTTGTTTCATCTATTACATTTAGAGAAGCAGGACAAAACATTATTGAATTTGAATTAGACGCTGATACAATCAGTGGAACATTTGTTCAAGGTGAAACTGTAAGAGGTATCTCAACAGTTACAGACCAAGACGTTACCTTTACTCCTTACAGTATTGTAACTGGAAGTTCTATAACAAATAGTGGTGCATACTATACTGCTGACCAGACTGTCAATTTATCTGCAACTGGTAGTCAAAGTGCAACTGCAAAAGTTCAGACTGTTACTGTAGGTCAAGTTGATGAGATAATTGTTGATGATGCTGGTACTGGATATCAAGTGGGTGATAATCTAGTTCTAGATAATTCTGGAACTGATGGTTCTGGTGCAGTCGCACAAGTGTCGGTTGTTGGTGGTGCAATCGCTCCAGAAGCAGGAGATATAGCAGCTTATGGAATGAGTGCGACAGACCATATCACACTTGAAGAAACAAGTCAATCATTTTATCAAGACACATATGAAGGAACAAAGATTGTTCTGGAAACAGGCACCTTTGCAGACCTTAGTGTTGCATCACAATCAAATGAAATTACAGATGTTAGAATGGTCGCAAGAGGAAGTGGTTATGCAAAACTTCCTACGGTTTCAAGTATTACAACAACTAGTGGACAAAATGCAAAACTATTAGCTGCATCTAACTCTGGTGTCGGTGGTGTTGGTTCTTTTGAATTTACTAACCAAGGTTTTAATTATAATTCTGCACCTTCTTTAATTCCATTTCGTCATGCAGTATTAAAAGATATTACTGGAACATTTGTTTCTGGTTCTGCATTAACTTCACATTCTGGAACGGTTACTGCATTTGATAGTGCAAGACAATTAATATCTATGAACACAACTGCAAACTTAGTTGTAGGTAATACAGTGACAACTGGTGGTGCATCTGGTGTTATCGCAAATATTGGTATTGCATCTGGTACTGCAACTGTTGGAACAATTGGTTCAACCTCTGGTGAATTCTTTGGTGCAGATGGTAAAATCTCTGAAGATGTTATGAGAGTTCAAGATAGTTTCTATTATCAAGATTATTCATATGTTGTTCGTGTTGGTCAATCTATTAACGAGTGGAGAGATGCAATTAAGTCAACTGTTC